AGATCCCGAAGGACCTCCCCACAAAACTTACTTGAGGCCGTAGATAGCGCCTGAAGCTTTCGGGTTTTTACACTCGAGGGTAGTCTCTTCAACGAGCATACCAACGGTGCTATCACCTTTCTGACCTACGTCTACTTCGCTCATTGGACGCAGAGTCGCAATGGCCCAGTAGCTTGGGTCGTAGATGAACGCAAATGCGTTACCGAATGATGTGTTTGCACCAGTAGCAGCGTAGTCGCTAGGTACATTCAAGCCCATGATGTAGTTTGGAACGATAGCGAGATCGCCAAAATCACTCATGTACACGTCGATTGATTGACGCAGAGCACCAGTTTCGTCAACGTTACGGCGAGTATTCACACCTGAGGCGTGGGCCAACGCAGAAATGTCGCGACGAATTTTTGGTGAAGTCATCAGAGTAGTAGCGTTACCGCCTTCCTCGTAGATGCCTTGCATTACTGTGTCGATATCGGCAAGGGTAATGGCGTCGTAGCCATCAGCAGAACCTGCAGTGATACCTGTTGAACCTTCGCCTTGAGCAGAAGCTGCAGGAGAAGCACAATCGATAGTTGAAGAACCATCATCTTTATAGACAACAGTGTCGTCATTGTTTACCCATGAGGTATAACCACCCATCGTACGGGCACCTGAGCCAGAGGCTACTTGGTTGCTATTTACGATGTCGGCTTCTACGTCACGACGCAGTTCTGTACCGCGCTTTTTCAGCTGGTAAGCATACTCATCAGCAACACCAGCTTGGTCTACGGCACGTTTCGTACCTGAGACGGCGATGGTTTTACCGTTGATTTGTGTAAAGTTACCAAGACGAGTCCGGTTAGGGCCTGTCTTATAAGCTTCCGCACCTGAAGTACCATCAGCATTTGAGCCTGAGGCATCTGGAGTACCGTAATCAGCACCTTCTACGAGGCGGCTGTTACCTGGGGCTTCCAGGGTGTCGGTTTGCCATTCGTGGTATACGGCAGTCGCTTTGGACTTACCGATAGACGAAGTGAATGGGGTCTCGTCACGTGTGATCATGCTAATGAAATTAGCCAGATCTTCACGCTCAGATACGCTTGAACTGCTTGAGCCTGAGGCTACGTTGGCAGTCGAGCGAGTTGCATATGGATTAGTTGCCATTTTAAATCACCTGATTTTTATTGGTTTAGAGATTTTGAGGCGTAGTTACGGAGGAAAGCCATTTGTTCGTCTTGTGATGCACCCTCTCGGAATGCACGAGCTTTAGTCATCTTATCAGCGTCTTGTCTTTTTTGCTGGGCTGGTTTAGCCTTCTTAACGGGCGCCTTCTTTACAGAAGCTTTAGCTCTTTTCTTAGCACCAGTCTTAACACCGTTCTTTAATTTACGGTAATCATCTAGCGCCTTCACAATAGATACATCGGCTACAGTCATCATGAATTCTTCAGATAGCCCAAGTTCACCACCAAATTCCCGAAGTTCGCCAGCATACTTTTCATCGTATCCAGGGATTACTTCTTCAATTTCGTTGAAAAACTTTTCTACCTTCTGATTCCATTCTTGCGCTTCAGCTTCTTGTTTCTGCTGGAGCGACTGATTAACAACTGCTTCACGGTTATTACGAGCTTCCCAATATGCCTGTTGTGCTTGTTCGCGCTTATCTTTAAGTTCGGCTAAGTCGTAGGTATTACCTTCTTCCCTAGCCTGCTTAATAGCAGCGTCAACAGTGTGATACTGTTGAGCAAGTTCTTGTTCATTAGCAGACAATATATTATTAACAGCTTCAGTCAAACCCATAAGCTGACCTAACTGTTGTTCTCGTTCGGCTTCAATTTCCTTCCGTGCTTCACCTAGTTCGCGACCCTTCTTTGAAAGATGTTGTTCCGTAGCGTATCCTTTGCGAAGTTCGGCAAGTGATACGAGGGATTGTTCACCATCAATGGTTACGGGAACATGAATGTCCCAATCAATTTCTTCTTCTTCGTAGGCAGTAACTTCGTCGGTAGCGTCTTCTTCAGAGGCATCTTCGTCATCACTTTCTTCTTCAGATTCTTCATCAATCTCTTCTTCAACATCATTCTCTGACTCGTCTTCATCCATTGGGTCTTCTGAATCGGACTCGTCAGGATCGACTTCATACTCCATCTCATCGTCGGGTAGAGATTCCATGCTAGGTACATCATCCTCATCGAGGAATTCGGTACTAGAAAGAATGTCAGCCAAGATTTCATCTTCAGTGCGATCGGTATTAACATCAGTAGAAATGGCATCCTCATCGAGGGTAGCGACTTCGTTTACTTCAGTATCATCCATTATTTCTTATCTCCTTTAGCTTTCGTAGGTGCTTTTGTGGGTACAGCTACTTCTGCTTTAATATAATCTCGAATATTAATCATGTTGCTCAAAGTATTCACGGTATCTAAAATACGTACCGGATGTTGTGCAATCATTTTAATATCACGTTCGATTGCAGCTTCTAAGGCTGCGACTGCTTTTTGTTTATACTCAGTCATTAGTTGTCCTCTGTAATGTGTGGAATGTTCTTCCCATAAGTTTCAATAGCGATTAATCGTTCTTTAACAGAACCTAATCCCATAGCTGTGCTATATAAAAATTCACGGCTCTTAGATTCGTGTGGATCTGTTTGAAGCCACTCTACAAAAAGGTCTACTAAGACTTCTCCGTAGGCTTCATTAAAAAATGATTCCCGCTCCCGCGAAGAAAACTCTGCGCGTACCAGAGCTTCTTTCGCGAGTTGATCAGGATGAACTTTTCCAGTCAGCTTCTTCTCAGCTGTCTTTTTATACTTGTCCATTTATATTTGTCCTTGTTCCATCATCGCTTGCATCATTGCAGCTTCCTCATCTTCAGGGGTAGCAGCTGATGCAGGTGAGACGGGTAAGTTATTAGACATTGCTTGAATACCTGACATAGCGAGTTGGAATAACTCTTCGAAGTCAGGGCGTGGAGGCAATGATAGTCCGTCTTTAGCAGCTTCCAAAGCAAGTTTGGACCATTCTTGATTTGATTTATCAAGAGCAACCGCTAGTTGTTTAGTATTGTCTTGTAAAGAATTATCCGCTTGAACTTGTGTATAACGAACATTAGCTTCATTCAAAGTTACTTGACCTTGTTGTGCAGCTTGTTTGAGTTGTTTTTCTAGTTCAACCTCTTGCTGTTGTTTAGCCATAGCTTGCTGAGCTTCTTTTTGGAATTGCGGGTCTTCATAATCTTTCAAATACTTATTAGGGTCGAGACCCATAGCTTGAATAGATTCATAAGCCAACGCTAACCCAGCTTCAGGTTTAACAGCCATTCCTTGTCCAGCCGCTTGTAGTGCAGGGAGAACTTGTTGTCCAATATTCATAACTTTTCTCATACGAGATTCGTTACTATTTTCGCCAACATTAATATTTACTTGTACATCCATAGTTTCAGGAAGCTTAGAAACGTCTACTGACTTATAAGCGCCTTCGCTGTATGGGGTTGTGTACAAAGTTTCTTTCATGTTTTGACGCATAATATGGTAAATACCAAGTATGCAACGCTTAAACCCAGTCTCAGCAAATCGGCGTACAATGTGTTGAATACGTTTTTGAGCTGCACTTTGTACTTGAGAAACTTTTTGTTCGCTATTTCCAGAAACGTAAAGTGCATCGTTCAACCCCTGGGCAGCCTTGGACATGCCAGTAGCTTGCTCTTTATGTAATTGTAAAAATTCTAAGAGTGGGACGGTTGAAGATGAAATACTTTCCGGTGGCATCTGCATAACCGCTGCTGCTGGATTACCATTAGTAGCAATTAATTGCTTTGGTTTCATATTTTGGAGTGCGCTGAAATCGACAACATTCGGGTCAGCCAACTTCGGAGAGTAGTTAGTAAGATAAGTATTCTCCACGAATCCCCGCATAATAGCTGTGCTCGCCAAAGTAGACGATCGAACCATATCAGCCATTGAAAGACCGTAGAATTCATGTGGAATTTCAAACGGGCAAATAGCCGCCAGAGGAACCATGTCAATATCTTCTTCATAAAGAATATGATCTCCAACAGTAATAAAGTGTTTAAGTTCAGCTACACCATCACCGTCGCGATCTACTCGTAACCAAGACTCTGTAACTGAGACTTCAGTGTTAGCTTCGGTCCCAAAGAAATCGTTAGAGCTACCTTCCTGGTTAAACTCTTGTCCAGTAACTTCTTTACGGACCGCACGTTCTTCGTTGTAAGCATCAAAAGATTGACCAAATGATTGTCCTAGCCGATCCCAATTACCAATATTATCAGCAACGTCAGGCCATTGTTTACGAATTTCGGAACGAGTCATGTCACGTTGGATAGCGATGAAACTAGCGTCTTCAATAGAGGAAGCATCCCTGTCAATTCGGAAATCTTCCGGTGGTACTACTTCAAGTTTAACACCGGACTTATCGATTTTACGTTTAATACGTACATCATTATAGACTGCTTCTGGGCTTTCTAAGTCAAAGTTATTTTCAAGAAGGAGGTCTCCAACAATTTCTACTTCAGGATCAGCTAGAAGTTCATCTAGAGCTACCTGATTAATAGAATCGTACTCTTCAAAACGATGCTCGTACTCTTCACAGTAGTCCCAACGGATTACTGATGTTTTCCAGAGGAGCGAAGATTTAATCCAAGTATTAAAAATACTCCAACCATCGTTCTTTTTAAAGATGCAATAATTAACTACATCAGAAGCTTGCTGCGCACTCATAAGTGCTGCAGGGCTTGTTGAATATGGGAGGAACGAAGCTAACTTCATATTCTCAAGCATAAGCTCTGAGATGATAGCTAGGTAAGCTTCGATTACTTCAGTGGTATCCGAAGCAACAATGCTTGATACTCCCTGCGGGGATAAATGGTCTTTCGCCATACCCGCGTATTCGTAAGTAGCCTTAATTCTTTCTTGAGTAAGGTCAGATGAACTAAGGAAGTGACCAACACTATGCATAACCCCTGAATCAATAATATTCAGTAGTTCATCATTAGTAATTGCTTCCTTATAACCTCGTGCTTCTTGTGCCATATCTATGACTCCTATCAATCTGTGTAATGAGGGTTTTTTATCTCCACCTGATGACCCTCAACAGGCGAGGACAATGGAGATTACTGAGGCTTCTCGCCGCGAATGTTTAAATTAACACTCTTCGTCGGCTTAGCCTTGTCTTCTTTAGTCCGCTTAATTGGACTTTTCATAATATTATTTAACTGTTTCTGTTCAGGCCCAGTTACTTTACCGAGATATGGTTTACTCATTTAAAGTCCCCTGTTAAATGTGGGTCAACAATTAGTCGACCGATTTGTGGATGTTCAATATCTTCAATTTTTTCTGGCCCTTCGTATGGAACTAATTTTTTATACTGTAATTGTAAACCAAATTTCCTTTTGCCAGAATTAGTAGTGGCAAAGTTAAAAGCCTTACTAATTGTAAACATTCGTCCAAATAACATAATACCAAATTCGTTATTAGTAAAACCCATCTCAGGGTGTTTAGCTACCCAACCGTACCATTGTCCTAAGCTCAAAAAGAAAGGTCCTAAAAAATACAATTTAAAATCACCGTACATTTGACGAGCGCCTTTAGAACTGTCTGAGCAACCTCGGCCACCACCTTTTACCGTACCTTTAAACCAATTACTTTTAACTAAAAGAATTTCGCCTAATGCATCATCAGCTACTAGATTACCTTTAAAGGGACGTTTAGATTTTTCAATGAATAAATGTCGAACGTAATATTTTGTGAATAAAAATTTTTTCATAGTTACCTCCACGCGGGTCCGTTCGACCAACATACTAGTGAATAACGAGTACCTTCTGAAACAGGATTTACTCTGTGTTTTAAATAAGAAGGGAAGAATATCGCATCACCAGCTTTAGAAAGATTAACTGGTTTTTCCTTATGATCTAGTTCTAAATCTCCTCCGCTGTATTGTTCTTTATTATTTAAAAGAATTACCATAGATAATTTGCGGAGTTGTTTGTTATTAGAATTATGCAAAACATCTTCATGCCAATCATAAAAGGCTTTTGTTTCACTTTTATAAACACCAAATTGAGGCGCTTCATTATATTGAAGATCGTAATCATACCATTCACAGTTAACTCTTTGAATAAGTCTATCTACAGATAAATGTAGATTATTTTCGAAAGAATTATTTTCTGCAATGTCTTTTGCAAAACTAATTTCAGTTTCGCGAATTTTTTTATTGACGCCGCTATCTTCAATAGTTGCGTCAGACTTTTCTTTAGTATTAAAGTAATCAATAATTTCT